CCTGCTCCTACAGCAAATCTAACTGTTCCTACTTCTTTTACGCCCACTACACTAGCAGGAGTTAACCCTACTACTACTCCCTTACCCGTTGCAGGCACAACTGCTCCTGAAGGTACTCCTACACTACCTTCCTTTGGTACAGTTTCTGCTGGTACGACCTCTACTAATTTCTTTAGGAATGAAGCGGGTGAAGTTGTTCAAATTCCTGTTCTTAATGGTAGGCAAACATTTGAGGCCCCAGAAGGTTTTGTACGATTTGATCCAGATAAACCAGAAGTACCTTCTGAATTTCCGAGGCTTGCAACGCCGGAAGCAGATATATTGGCACCAGAGGAGAGAAAAGAAGAAGAAATTATAGATGGTATGTCAGGAGATGAGGAAGGTCCAGATACAGGTCCACCTGATGCTCCGGGGCGTGGTGGACTTATAGATGCAATTGACGCTGCTCTTGGCATTACTTCCGGCCCGGTAGGCCATGCAGAGACAGCAGGCATGGCAGACGCACAAGCAGATACAGACGCAGCAGAGACAGCAGCAGATGCAGCAGCAGCAACAGCTAGTGCTACACAAGATGCAGCAGATATAGGAGTTGTAGGTCAAGATGACGCAGATGCAGCAGCAGCAGCAGCGGCGGCTGCAGCGGCGGAAGCAGAAGCAACAGCAAGTGTTACTAATGCAGCAGCAGATTTAGGACTTGATGCAGGTGAGGGCACGGGCGGCGATGGGCGGGTGATATGTTCAGAATTGTACACACAGGGACTACTAGATAAAAATTTATATGTTTTAGATGCTTTACATTCAGATAAATATATATCAGATACTACAGTTAGAGGATATCATTTTTGGGCAATCCCTCTCGTTAAAAAAATGCGGCGTAGTAAAACGATAACAAATAGCGTTTATCCCCTTGCTTTATTTAGGGCAAAGGAAATTGCTCATATTATGGATAAAAATAATTATCCGCAAGGTTCTTTTTTAGGTAAATTAATTAGATTATTAGGAGAACCTGTTTGTTATTTAATAGGCATCTTTACCGCTACATCAAATTATAATAGTTTATATAAAAAAGAGGAGATTTAATATGGTTGCTACAAACATACCGCCCCGAAGGGAACAAGGCTCTGGCCCTCCTAAAGAATATAACATGACAATAGATATGGCGCAAGCATATAAAAAGTACGCCCAGTTAACTCAGCAAGAAAAAGAGCTTGTTAGAAAATTTATGAATAGCTCTATCAGACAGGTTATTAGAAAAATATTTGGTAATCATATTGATATTATATTAGGAACTTTTATGCTTCCTAAATCACAACGTGGTAACGGGTTAGCCACGCAGCAAGGAAAACAAGTCTATACCCCCCTTGAAGTAGAATAAACCTGTAAGCTGGCTACTCATCCCCTGTATTTATACAGCTACGGTGGCCCCAGAGAAGGAGAAGTATTATGGTAGAAGAAGTACAAAGTCAAGAAGTACCTAAGAAAGCTTTCATTGAAAAACCAAGTTCTAATCAAGAAAGAATTGAAAAAGAAGAAGAGGAACTAAAAGAATTATTTTCTCAGCAAAATGAGCCAGAGGAGCAGCAGGAAGAAGATGCTGAAGAGGCTCCTAAATCTGCTGAAGAGAAAACATTTAAAAAACGATATGGTGATTTACGTAGGCATACGCAAAAACAAACAGATGAATTGCAAATAAAGATCAGGAAGCTAGAGTCCCAATTAGATACAGTAACAAAAGAACAGATAAAGCTGCCTAAATCAGAACAAGAGATTGAAGAGTGGGCGCGAGAATATCCTGATGTAGCTGGTATTATTGAAACCATTGCAACAAAGAAAGCCCAAGAACAAGCGCACGGACTAGAAGAGCGTTTACGTGAAATAGATGAAATGCAGGAGGGTGCAGAGCGGGATAAAGCGGAAGCACAATTAATGCAAATTCATCCAGATTTTGACAGTATACGGAGTGATGATGAGTTTCACGAATGGGCAGAAGAACAACCTAAGTGGATTCAAGATGCACTGTATGAAAATGATAGCGATGCATTAGCTGCATCCAGAGCAATTGATCTGTATAAAGCAGACAAGGGTATTAAAAAGACCACTAAGAAAAAGAACAAAGATGATGCGGCCTTTGCTGTAACAGAGAAGTCTGAACGTAATAGATTACAATCGGATGAAACAGCAGATTATCTTAAAGAGTCTCAGGTACAAAGCATGTCTACTGATGACTACGAGACACATAAAGATGATATTATGGAAGCTATAAGAGCTAATAAATTTATTTACGATGTTTCAGGATCAGCAAGATAATCCTTGACAAATCTGAATAAATTAATATAACTATGGTTGTGTGTAAAAGTATGCACAATTAGACTACATGACCTCCTAATGTATAGGACTACTCATAACTAACACTAAATTATGCAACTACTATTATCTTAACGACTTACCTATTTTATTTTAGGCCCATCATTAGTATATTAGGCCAAATATATTAATACATGCACCCTAAAAGAATAGCCTCTAAAGACAATCGTAAGTTAGCGTCTGTTTATGCTTTTGTGAAAGGAATACAATATGGCATTCACGGCAGCAGCGGGGCATGGCAATTTGCCAAACGGCAATTTCAGCCCCATCATCTTCTCCAAACAGGTGCAACTTGCTTTTCGTAAGGCATCTGTAGTAGAAGAAATTACTAACTCTGACTATTATGGTGAGATTGCTAACATGGGCGACCAAGTTAAAATCATCAAAGAGCCAGAGATTTCTGTAAAAGCGTATGCTCGTGGGCAGGTTATCCAGCCCCAAGATTTAGATGATGAAGAGTTTGCTCTCAAAGTCGATAAGGCTAACTACTTTGCCTTTAAGGTCGATGATATTGAGGAAGCTCATTCGCATGTGAATTTTCAGAGCCTAGCGACGGATCGTGCTGCGTATCGTTTGGCGGATCAGTTTGACCAAGATGTTTTGGGTTATCTCAGTGGCTGGACGCAATCCGTCCTCCACGGTACTCCCGATACGGTCAATACGTCTACCAGCGGTTCTGTAGCGGTATCTACTGCTGGCACTGATGAACTACTGTCGAGCATGAAGCTAGATGCTTCTGACTTTAACAGTGGTTCCGCGAGTAATTCAATTGTTGTTAAGCCCCGGACGGGTGCTGACACTTTGAATACCACTACTGCTAACGCTACTCCTATGCAAATTATTGCTAGGATGTCTCGTAAGCTAGACCAACAGAATGTTGATACTTCTGGACGTTGGTTGGTACTTGATCCGGTTTTCTGTGAGCTTTTGAAGGACGAGGATTCTCGTCTTTTGCAGGCTGATTGGGGCGGGTCTGGTCTACGCAACGGCTTGGTTGTTAATAACATTCATGGCTTTAAGGTCTACATGTCCAATAACTTGCCCCAGAAGGGTTCGGGTCCAACCTCAACTACGAGTACGGGCTCCACTCATTTTGGTGTGATTGTTGCTGGGCATTCTTCTGCTGTAGCTTCCGCGCAACAGATCAATAAAACTGAAAGTTATCGTGATCCCGATAGCTTTGGTGATATTGTGCGTGGAATGCATTTGTATGGTCGCAAGGTTCTTCGTCCAGAAGCCCTTGTAAACGCCATCTGGACTTCTGGCCTGTAAGAGGAGATAGAATTATGGCAACAGTAACTGCACTATTGAAATCTGCTCACGGCGCGGATGCCCGTGGGCGGCAACCATACATGGTACAAAATACTATTAATATGGCTAATACCGGCGTTACTAACGCCGCAAGCGATATTATTCAGGCTATTACTATTCCTGCTGACACAGTTGTGCTTAATGCAGGTATGGAAATTATGACCGCTATGTCTGGTGATTCTGGTAGCGATACCACGTTTGATCTGGGCGTAACGGGCACGGAGCCTGATATTTTTGCCGATGGTTTTGACGCAGATAGCGGCACTGCCGCTGGTACGTACTCTGTTAATGCAGCGGATTTCCGTCCTCTGATTACGGAGAGTGCCGATACTATTGATATTCTTATCAAAACCGCTTCAACTGCACCTACCGCTGGTAAGGTTCGGGTTTGGGCGATTATGATGGATGTCAGTGACGTAGGTGTTATGACTGCTGATGAAGTAGATCGTGATACTCTTGCGTAGTAGTATGTAATGGTGATGTGGGTTGGCTTCGGCTGACTCACATTACTATTATTAATTATAATAGGAACATTTTATGGCTACTTATCTTGCATTAACAAATTTTGTATTAGCTAGAATGAATGAAGTAGAATTGACCTCTGCTAACTGGGCTAATTCTCGTGGTATTCAAACCTTAGCTAAGAATGCTGTTAATGATTCAATTAGATGGATTAATCAAAAAGAATTTAACTGGCCGTTTAATCACACTACAAAAGCACTAACAGTAACGCCGGGGGTAGCAGACTACTCTTTACCTGCAGATGCTAAAGTAGTAGACTATAATACATTCAGGCTTGTAGAAGATAGTAGTTTAAGTGTAACAGGCAATAATCTAAATATATTGACATATTATGAATATGTGGATAGATTTATTGAAGGTGCTGAGGCTGTTAAAACTACTACATTAAATGAGGGGGGCACTCTTAGTGCTGGTGCTACTACTATTACAGTAGTAAGTACTTCTGATTTTTCTTCTACTGGTACTATACAAATTGACAATGAAAAAATAACCTATACAGGTACTACATCTACTACCTTTACTGGTTGTACACGAGGTTCAGATGCAACAACGCATACCGATGGTACTACAGTTGCCCAGTTTGATAGTGGTGGAATACCTACATGCGTGATACGAAAACTAGATAATAATTTTGCGCTTTATCCCTATCCAGATAAAACGTATATTGTAAAATATGATTATTTTACCTTTGCTTCTGATTTATCTGCTTCAACGGATACTCCTACAATACCAGATAGATTTGCCGCTATTATTGTTGATGGAGCAACTGCTTATGTTTATCAATACAGGGGTGAAATAGATCAGTATCAAGCAAATTTTGGACGATTTGAAGCAGGCATAAAAAATATGCAGTCTTTGTTATCTAATCGTACCGATTATGTTAGATCAACTGTAGTAATGAAACCAAGCGGTTTATCGGAATACTTTTCTTCAAGGTCTGTAGGCTCAAGTTAAGGACTTTTAAATGGCTAGAGATAATACAGCAAGGCTACGTACAGTCGGGCAGCTTCTGACGGGAACAGGCGCAACAACCGTATATACCTGTCCTGCTAATTTTGAAACAGAAGTTAAGCTATTATATGTAAATAATCTACATAGTGGTGCCGTTGACCTTACTATTAAAGTAGTATTATCCTCTACCGATACACCCATTGTAACTACGTATAGCATGGCAGCAGACGATATTTTAGATGTACTTAATTCAGGCCCTATAGCAATGCAAGCAGCGGATACTATTGTAGTTACTGCTGGAACAGCGAGTAAATTAAATGTGGTTGTAACGGTTAGTGAAAGTTTTGTAGGATAATAATGGCACAAATACAACAGCAAGTTATTTCTTTAGATGGTGGCTTAGTATTAAATAAGGATACTTTTACTCAGCCTACAGGTTCCGCACTACAGTTGCAGAACTTTGAACCTTCTATTAAGGGCGGTTATCGTAGAATGGCTGGTACGAATAAATATGTATTAAAGGAATTTAATGATACTAATTTAGGTACAACAAGTAAAACTGGTTCTGATGAACTTCTTATGACAGTTATACTTGGTAATAATGTTATAGCTGCAAGGGGGGCTGTTGTAGGAAAGGCAACTTCTACTTTTTTAACTATCACTCATACTGATGCAGTAACTACATTCACAGTAAACGATACATCTGGTTTTGCTGCTAGTGGTACTTTATTTATTAAGTCAGAGCAGGTAGCTTATACAGGTAAAACAGCTACGACTTTTACTGGTGTAAGCAGAGCGCAGGGCGGAACAAGTGCAGCGGAATACGTAAAGAATGATATCATCTCTACTAACTGGACTAAGATTGATGAAG